CTGATTCAGATATTTGTTGTTCATGGTGTTTCTTCTCCTTCTTACTTTCAAAACTTGATTCCGGCAATCAGCTTTTCGAAACGCTCATCAGCCTTCCGTATCGCCTCTACGGCGTCCTCCAGAGTGCCGTCAAAGGGTTTGAGCGTTTCAAGCTGCATGCGCTGCCTGATGGCGTTAAGAGCGATGGATACGCTGCCGTAGTAGCTGGGCGCGGCGAGGTATTCAGTTTCTGCGAGGTATTCACCCTCTTTGCCCTTCTTTTTTACGGTCTGCTTTGTGATCTTGCCGACGGTGTAGTATTTGTCACCGGCTTCGATGCCGTATTTGCCAACTCGAATCATTGCGTTTTCTCCCTTTCTTAAATCCGCCCATAATACGGGCATTCTCCCTTTGTTTCGTTGATCCGCTGCACGGGCAGCTCGTCAAGGCCCTTGCGCAGAGGGCAGGATTGCTGCTCCTTGCCCGTTTTGCTGCACATCATGCAGGTATCATGCGCGCTTTCCATGAGCGCGTTGATTGCGTCGTATGAAAGCCAGAGGCCGAAATCCTTATCGCTCTGCGTGATCGGCTTCTTTATCCCAACCGTGAACGATATAGAATCAAGATTTTTCGAAAGGCTCATAAGCTGTTCTGTCGGAATCTGATCCATCACGCCTTCCAGAAGCGTCTTGATATGCTTTTTCGCATACATCCAATTGCGCGGGCCGTTCTTTACCTTCGCAAAGCGCCTTTCCAATCCTATGCGCTCGCATATGCTTGAGGCGGCAAGCAGGCATTTGAGATCATATTGTTCGTCAGCATTCATCCGGAGGCGCTCTTTACTCAACGCCCTCACGCCCCTTCGCATCATCTGCCATCGCCGCGTAAGTGATGTGGCAGCGGCGGAGAAATTCCTTATCAAACACAGAAAGCTCATTGCCCGTGTCCTCGCGGAACTGATCGAATCGCTCCGAAAGACGCGCACAATCCAAGTCGATACGGGCCAGCAGCTCGGAAATAGTCCTATGCCGCAGGCTTTCCAGCTCACGGTCTTTGCGATCCTTGCGCCCGTTGATGATTCCCACGACGCAGGCCCCGACCATAATCCCAAGAGCAAAAGCAGTGAAGTAGATTCCAGCAATCATTTTTCTTTGTCCTCCCCTTAATCAATCTCAGCCAATCAAGCCCAGCATTTGCAGTGCCCACAGCGGAAAGCTCATTACCGTCCAGCCGATGCAGAATCCAATCCCGGCAGCAGCCAATTTTCTGAGGCGCATCCGCCGCTTATATTCGGCGGACATATAGCGCGTGTAAATCGTCTTGTTCATGGTTCAGCCCTCAATCAGAACGGGAGTTCAGAATCATCCACTTCCGTGAAGCCTGCCGGGATTCCGTCGCTTTCCTGTGCGCTCATATTGCCTTTCTGACCGCTTTCCTTGCGTTCGGTAAGGAACTCCACCTCATCGGAGATAATCTCCGTCACAGTCCTTTTTGAGCCGTCCTGCGCGTCGTAGCTTCGCGTCTGAATGCTACCAACCACAGCACATTTGTGGCCCTTTTCCAGATACTTCGCGCACAGTTCTGCCAACTGCCGCCAGCACACAATCGTCAAGAAATCAGCCTCGCGCACCCCCTGTGCATTCGCAAATCTGCGCTGCACCGCAAGCCGGAAAGTGGCAGTTGCAACGCCGTTCGGCGTGGTGCGGTTCTCAACATGGCTTGCGAGCCTGCCGATCAATACAACCTTGTTCATTTTCTCAATCCTCCAACCTTGATATAGTGATTTCAACGCGCGGATTATTCTTGTCATATCGCACGCGGCTTCCGTCATGCCCGCCAACAATGCGGGAATTGTCATCATCCAGCACCCCGGCACGCACAAGCATGTCCGTCGTTGCTTCCAGAAGATTGTTCAGGTCAACCGCCCTGCGCGTCGGCATATAGTAGATGCATTTCACATTGCATAAAGATTCAATGTGCAGCCGCATTGCGTTCGGTATCTGTGCAAGCGCGGCCTTCTCATAGTCCTTGAATGCTTTGGACGGGAGCGGAATGCTCCGTCCATTCACATTCACAAGCCGCTGGGAGTTCTTTTTCGTTCTCGGCGCACCGTGAATCGTGAGATTCAGCGTGCCGATGCTGTCCAGCATCACAAGAAAATCCCTCCCTGCGTGCGGTAGTTCTTCGCCGGGTCGCGGCCTACTGTGATGCAGTATCCTCGGGAGCGCTCCGCGATTCGCGAAGCCCCGGCCTCGTCGATTTCAAGCAGCTCGGAAATGTACTTTTCCGAGGAAATAATGGTGGTCAGCTTTCGCACATACCGATGATTGAGGATGTTGAAAGTCTGCCGGATGTCTGCCGGCGTAGGCGGCACAGGCATTCCATCCTTGCCGAGTGCAGGCTTATAGAGATCATCAATATAGAGCACGTCAACATTCATAAGCTCATTCACAAGCTGCGAATGCGTATATTCATCGGTGAGCGCCATTTTGATCTTCTCTATCTCAGTGTTCCACTGCATATACCGCACGCCCCGGCTCATCAACATATGACGGCAGATTGCCGTGCAGATATGCGTCTTGCCGCATCCAACGGCACCCCCGACAAAGAACCACTTGCCCTTATCTTCCTCAGCGCAAAAGTGCTGCGCTGCGTCTTTGATCGCCTTTTGCCATTCCTCTTTTGCTTCGTACTTATCAAAGGTGCAATCCTTCACAAAATCGGCAAGGCCGCTGCGCTTCATGCGCTGAATACTACGCCGGGATTCCATGCAGGAGCATTCAACGTATGACTCGTACCACATGCCGCCCATGCCTTGATAGAATTTCGCGAAATAGCCGCGATTCTGGCATTTCTTGCACTTATAGCCGTCCTTTTCGTGCATATTGCCTTCGCTTTCGTTGTACTCCTTTTCCTTCCGGCGCATCCGTTCTTCCAGCGTTTCCGGCGGCCTGTCCATGTCAGAGAATAATCTCTCCAACAACTCTGCGCGGCGGAGTGCTGTTTCCAGCGCTTCCGATGCTCTTTCCATTGGCTCCATTCCTTCCTTGATCTTTTATCGCGTATACATCCTGCCAGCCGTTCATAATGGACTGATTCAGCAAGGCGATTTTTTCCTCTGCCGTGCGGCCCATCTTGTCCAGCTTTTTCGTCAGTAACGAAAGCGCGTAATTGGTCAGCGGCTTTTTGATCCTCTGCCGCATTTTTACGAACTCTCCGAGCGTTTCCCGAAGTGCTTCATCTTCCGTGTAATCAGAGATGATAGAATCATAGGATTCAGTGGATTTTTCGCCCTTCTTTCTTACTTTCTTTTTATCTAATAGATTATCTTCTCTATCTTTATCATCTATATTATTGGGTAAACTTTGTTGTATACCCCATGCAACTTTGTTGCATACCCCTATGTAACTTTGTTGCATACCCCCATGTAACTTTGTTGCATGGTACTCGCAAAACTTTACGCCGTTAATCGTCTTGTCAGTCTTGACGATATAGCCTTTTTCAACAAGAGATTTCAAGCACTTCATAACACTTGCTTTAGTGCTATTCGTCCAATCTGCCAGATATTGCAGACTGCCGCTGAATACTTGATTTTCGGCTTGCGTAAAGCCATATATGCAGGCATAAATCAAAAGCTCGTTACCCTTTAGCCCAAGATCGACAAGCATCCACCCTTGAATGCTTATATAGTTTTCACGCTTTACTCTGCTTTCTGCCACTATCATTCCTCATTTCTTGTTCCTGCTTCCAATCAGCGATACCGCAATGATCGTGATGCAGATGATAAGCGTGATTTGTACGCCCGTTGTCATTACTTCACCTCCCTTAGTCAGTTAGTAGGAAGCACATCGCCGCCGCGAAAAGGATCAATAGAACGATTTCCATGCTTACAGCCCCTTCCCGCTGCTGCGAAGGATACGCCGCGCTTTTTTCAAAAGCCCGAAAGTGCTTGCGGCTCTGGCCGTCGTTTCCCGCATAAAGTGCTCGATCTCGTCCGGATTGTTCGTCCGGTAGTACCCTTTGCCGGATGAATGGGATACAATTACATATCCGTCGCCGTTGTCATCGGCCCGTAAGTCTGCCACAATCGCGCGTGCTTGTCGGTCGCTTGTTTCCCATAGGGCTGCAAGAAGCTTGCGGGAAATAGCATTTTCCCGGCCTACGGGGATGTCGTAGTAACGAGGGTCAATCCTGCGGCCTTCGCTCATTTGAAACGCACCCCGCTTTGCCGAATGATCTCGCACCCGTCAAAAATCTCGCCCGTCTGCTTGTGCTCTGCGAGGATAGCCCGTGCATCAACTTTCGGCGGCTGGGGGATAAGGAATCGCTCCGGAATCTTCTCCGCGTCAATCACCGTCACGCTCGGCGGATTGAGCTGCACGCGCCAATCTCCGATGCTTGTATGCAGCTTTTCAGCACCGACCGTTTCCATGCAGTAAAGCATGTAGCCCTTCAAGCGCTCCGCTGTATTCTCTGCACGCTTCTTCTTTGCTTGCAGCCGCTTAATCTCAACATCCAGCGCATCCGCTTCCGCCTGCTTGTTTCGCATTACGCGAGCAATGCCTTCCGCGCGGTCGGATATATCGCCCTCAATCTCCATGATCTGCGCAAGCGCTGCGTCGTATTCTTCCGGCGTTTCGCAGTCATCCAGAGCAGCCGCACGCCATTGCCATTCCTCCGTTAAATCGTATAAGCTCGCCATTTATCTATCTCCTTTCAGTTTTCGCAGCAGAGCCACCGCATGCGCAAAGGGCATTCGTTCAAGGTTTTGCCCATACGATGCAACGCACGCTGCGTATTGGTCATCATCCGCAAGCAAGCGGATTTCCGTTATTTGATCTTCTGTTGCAAGGCTCTGTTTTCTTCCTGCACTGTCGGGCTTGTTTTTGCCCTCTGTATCGTTTTTTGATGTGGGCGCGTGTGTTTGTCCTGCCTTGCCGTCAAACGCGCCAGAAGTGCCATTTTTGCCCCCTGCGACGTGCTTTCCGAATAAGAATACAACATCGCCGCTTTTTGCCTCGACAATCGCAAGCCGGCTTATGCGCCGCTGATCGTCATATGCGATCTCTGCAACCTCATAGCGTGCGAATTTGTCCGCAAGCTCGTAGCCGTTGCCCTTCGGCCTTGTGGCGACCTTCAGGAACGTGAAAGGCGCTGTGTAAAGCTCCCTGCCGATGCCCCAGCGGAACCCGGCACGCTTGAATGCGTCGGATGCTTCGGCCTTCTTTTCGTTGCCGTCCGTCTGCGCGGATTCAACGCCGCAGTCCCACTTCCAGACCCATGCGCCGTCAATCTCAATGCCGATGCCGCAGAACAGATTGCCCTTGATCTCCTTATAGTCGCAAGTCCACTTGTCTTGCCCTACTATCGAATCCAGCATATCCATGTCAACGCGAGCCGATTTATAGAGCAGTGCAACCGCGCCTTTTTCCGTGACTTGCTTGACCTTTACGCTGATTTGCTCAGCTTCAAGCGCCGGAAATTCAATCTTCATCGTTCTGCGCCTCCGCCATGCTTACGAGCCTTTTTTCAAACTCGATCTTCTGTTTTTCAGTCGCTTCATATAAGCTCTTGTATAAGGTCACTTCCCGTTCGAGCGCTGCGATCTCGTTGCCCAGCAGCTCGATTACTTTTGCGATTCCATCCTGCATCTCCTAACCCTCCATATAGTCCGTGGTCTGCTTGCGATAGCTGCGATTCAAGCAACTTTCGCAAATCAACATGTCGTTGATCTCATACAAGAAATCATCCTGAATCGCTTCGCCGCATTCGTCGCATTTCGGCAGGCAGTCAAGCTCTGCGGCCTGCTCTGCGTCGTAGCGGTCAAAGTCTAGCAGCGGATCATCCGTTATTCGCATCGAGGCTCACCGCCTGCGAATGCTCCTTAATCCTTGCATCGTTCCGGGCCTCTGCCTGCCGGATGATCTCTAATTTTTCTCGAATGCTCATGCTGCACGCTCCTTTTCGTCAATCGTATATGTAATTTTTACACCTTCCTGCTCGGCCAGCAGGTCAATCAGTGTAGCCAGCAGGCAAGCGCCGGTCGGCTTCTTCTTCACTGTTCGCCCTCCTTTGCTTTGTGTCTTTTTTAGACACTATCAACTAAAAAAAATAGCTTCTACCTGTTCGGCGGTCAAATCGTAACGGTCGCGGATCATCGCGATTTCTCCCTGCTTAAATTCCGTGCCGCGCTCGTTGATCTTATCCGATACGCTTTGCGGGCTTTTGCCGAGATATTCAGCCAAATCACGAATTGTATCGCCGTGCAGAACCAGAATGCTTTTCAGCATCATTCCGTTCATTTTGTCACCCCTTTCACTACAAAGTGTCTTTTTAGGACACTTATAATATATCAAAATAATTTTGGATTGTCAATAGGTTTTCGGACGTAACACAAAATAAATTTGATTTATGAGACACGTTAGTGTATTATTGAGATACAATTTAATGAAAGAGGGTGATTCCAATGGACATAGGCGAAAAGATACGAACCGCCCGCCTTGCAAAGGGAATGACACAAGAAGAGTTGGGGCAGCTTTTAGGCTTGCAAAAATCTGCCATTGCGAAATACGAAAATGGGCGGGTAGTGAGTATCAAAAGGAGTACGCTGAAAAAAATCTCTGATATATTAGGCATACGCCCATCCGAATTGATATTTGAGGGCGATCCGGTTGCAGCAGCAACCTTGCATGCGGGGATTCTTATGGATGAGGATTTAATGGAGATGATACGCGATTATCAATCGTTAGATGCGCCGAAAAAGAAGCTCGTGAAAGACTTGATCTGCAATTTGGTGCAAACAAAAACGGAGGCTTAATCGCCCCCGAACATCTTCTTTATGAAAGTGAGAATATATAAGAGTTGACTTTCGTCCAGCTCTTGCAAGAAGTCAGTGATTTTTTGTATGTATTTTTCTTTCATATGGCGCTCTCCTTTCATCCGGGGCAGGAACGTTTGTTCCTTGAATATTCTACAAAAGAATCTATATTCTGACAATTTGTAATTTATGCCAAATTGCAGAAAAATTAAAGGAGGTGATGCCTGAAAAGCATTCGCAAAACTCTAATATAGGAGGTGAATGCAGAATAATTGCGCGAAAAAGCATTTTCGGCGGCAATTATAGCAAATATACTTTGCATATCATCATAGAAGGAGTGTCCAACATGGGAAGGAAAGAAAAAGAAATCGAGAAGGTGACGGGCCAATACTCGCAAGACCCATTCACACGAAAAATTGAGCGGGTAGCGGCCTATGTGCGCGTATCGACGCAGGAGCAGAAATTGCACGGAATTTCGCTCGACGCGCAGAAAGCGAAGCTGCAAGAATATGCAGACGCAAACAACATGCGAATAGTTGAATGGTATGTCGACGAAGGAGTATCAGGGCGGAAGCTGATCCGGAAGCGCCCGGAATTGCAGCGCATGATTCAGGATGCAGAAAAGGGCTTGTTTGATCGCATAATCTTTATCAAGCTGGATAGGTTTTTCCGCTCCGTCGCTGAATACCACGAGTGCATGAAGCGCATTGCGCCGGTGCTGTGGAGCACTACCGAGGAAGAATACGACCTAACCACCGCAAACGGGCGTATGCTTGTCAATTTCAAGCTCACCATCGCAGAAATGGAGGCCGATCAGGGCGGGGAGCGTATTGATCTGGTCAACGAATACAAGGTCAGCACAGGACAGCCTTTGTCCGGCAGCATGCCTTTCGGCTTTGTCATCCAGACGGATGCTACCACCGGCAGGAAGAAGATCGTAAAAGACCCGGATTGCGCAGACATTATGGAAGATTTGATTCAATACGTTTTGACCCACCAAAGCAAGCGGAAGGCAATCCTATACTTGAAAGCAAAGCATCACATTTCAATCTCATATAACAGCCTATCAAGACTGCTTGCGAATCCGATGCTTTACGGCGCGTATAGAGATAACCCGGCATACTGCGAGGCGTACATTGACAAGGCCACTTTCGACAAGCTGCAAGACATAACTACACGCAACATCAAGGACAATGCAGCCGAAAACAGAGCGTATATCTTTGCAGGCCTTATCCGTTGCCCGGAATGCGGAAATCGTCTGGCAGGCGGGATATTCGTGCACCGCAATAGAAGCGGCGCAAAATACAAGTATAAGAAATACCGCTGCGCCAATTGCCGGATCAATCAGCGCTGCGGCTTTAACAAGGTAGTAAGCGAGAACACGCTGGAAAAGATGATGCTTGCCAACATCGAGCAGTATTTGGCCGATGCAAAGCTCAGGGCCGCAGAGATCGAGGACAGCGAAGCCGTGCAGCTCAAGAAGCACGACATCGACGATTTACACGGCCAGATCGACCGCCTGAACTATTCATGGCAGACCGGCAAAATCCGCACTGTGGAGCAATACGAAAAGGATTTCGCAGAGCTCATGCAAAAGCTTGAAGAGGCCGAAGCTGAGCAGGGAATTGTGCTCGAAAAGGATTTCGGCAAGATCGAAGCTATCCTGCATTCAGGCTGGGAAGGCATCTATAACAACTTAGACGAAGCGCACAAACGGGCCTTCTGGCGCTCTTTCGTGCGGGCTATCGAAATCAATTGGACTACCGGCAAAAAGGAGATACTGAGGGTTGAATTTTTTTAACCCTTTGTTGTCGTAGTATTGACCTTTGTCCATTCGGCACGTTGTTAATAGCACAACAAAAGGAGGACACACCATGAAGCAACAAAAGGAGCATGAGCGCAAGCGGATCACCGTCCGGCAAAAGCTGGAACTGCTCAAAGAGATCGAGCGCCGGAACGAGAAGCGGCGGGAGGAATTTAAGCGGAAAAACGGCGGCAAAATTGATGCAAAGCGGGAGGATTGATAGAACTGAGGGCAAAAAAGCCCTCTTTTTTTATGTTGGGTGATACCACAAAAAAAGGCCGGGGAGAAATCCCCGGCTTATTCTTTGGGCGGCTACCTGTGCCGCATTGCGTAACCGTGCATTCTGAGCCAGTTATTCGACACGGGCCAATGCCACGACTTCCTATATAGTATTTTATACCACAGGAGCTTGTTAATCCTGACGCGCGCCGATAGCGTTGCTTCTTCTCCGATATTGCGCAACGCCTTAATAGCTGTATCATTTTCGGGAATACAATCATCGGCCGGAATGCCGCTTCCGAGATTGATCGTTGTATCGCCCCCAATAACACCGATGAACGTTCCAGCCCCGAATTTTATGTTGTTCATGCTCAATCCTCCTTCTCGCGGTGTAGCCGGTCGCGCTCCCTGTTCCTTTCTTCGCTGCGTTTTTCGAGGAAGCTGCGCACGCTTTCCCAATATCCGGCCTTCCTGTCAATCTCGGCGCAGAGCAGGCAATACAATTCATCGCTGATCTGATCGCCATGCTCAGCACTGAGCCGACGAATCATGTCATCAATACCACGTTTCGGCATTCGCTTTTCAATTGCATATTTTTTAACATCTTCAACCGTCATCCTTCGCGCCTTCCTTCCATTCCGCATCCGTGAGGCCCATATCGGCCTGTATGATGCGGTTTATGTAAGTGTTGACCTTTTCCCCGTGTTTGCTTGCATGCGCTTCTATGGCCGATTTTCGGCCTTTAGGTACAGTGAGGTTTATACGGTCGTAGTTTTCTGCATTAAACCTATTTTTGTACGCCGTGGCCTTTTTTCGTCGTTCCTCGCTCATGTGCATCTCTCCTATTCCTTTTTGCTATATTATACCAGTAGTGCTCTTTCTTGCGCAAGATACATCTTGCATAAGATTTCAGCCTAATTTTTGTATATTCCATCAATTTACATCTTGCGCAAGATGTGGTATACTGTAATCACAGTAAAGGAACGAACAAAGCACGGAGGAAAAGAAAATGAAGAAAGTAAATTCCCTGATCGTCCCCGGTTCCCTGATTACTCGAAAGACCGCCGCCGGTTATCTCGCGCGCATCGCCGCCCACCTGCTTTCTGATCTTTCGATTGAAAGCTCCATCGTTCTCAGTGAGATCGAAAACCGCATCGTTTCCGCGGGTTTCCTCACTTGGGAGCAGGTCGAAGAAATCGAAGCGAGCGCAGTAGCATAACCCCCGCACCGGCGGGCACCGACGAAAGGAGAAAGAACAATGAACCTCGAAGCCATCACCTCTATGGAAGATTTCGCACGCAAAGTGCTTTCCCTCAGCCCGGAAGGCCGGGACGCATACTGGGCAGAGCTTAAGGAGAACGCCCTTCTCACTGCCGAGGATATTGAAACCCTGCAGAAGTGCGTCGCCTTCTACCGCCTGCACACGGACAACCGTTTCCGCCGCGCAGTGCGCGAATCCGTGCAGGCAATGTACACGGCGGAAATGAACGCCTGACCGACCGACGGCCCGCCCGGAGCCTATCCGGGCAGAAAGGGGACACAATGCACACCCTAAAAATTGGAGCTATATTCGTAGGCAACAACAACGGGCACGTTTTTGTGCTCGAAGCCATAAAAGAAGGCCGCAGTGAAAAGAGTAAGACAGCCATCGTAAAAGACATCACAACCGGACGCATGTATATGTACGGGTACGATGCGCTTTGCCGTTTGAATATTACCGTCATCAAAAACTGAAAGGAGCACACCATGAAAGAGAAGCTTCACGCGCTGATAGACAGCATGAGCGAAAACGAGATCATATACGCGCTGACCCTTTTAAGCAAGCTGTTTGGGAGGGGAGGTGCAGCACCCCATGTCAATCCTTCTCTTTTTCGCCGCCGCCGTGCTCATTGGTTCCATCGTAGAATGGCCCTACCGCATCCGTTACAGTGAGCCGCACGCCTCGATCCTTTGAATAGAGGAATTCCACCGCATCCCGTCGAATATTTCATCATCGAATAAAAGGCGTGGACACCATGAAAAAACGCATTGAATACAGGGAGCTCAAGATCATGGGAGCCAGCAAAAAGGCGCTTGACTTTTACAGCAATTCAGACCCGCTCAACATCTACAAGGTGGGCGACACCTACCGAATCACCGGAATCATCGAATGCGAATGCGACAGCGATGCAGAACTGATCGCCACCCTCGATGAATACGCCGCAGTGTTTGAAACTGAGGAATAAGAGCAAATAAAAAAAGCCGGAGGCATTACGCCCCCGGCTTTAATAATGTTCGGAATCAACCGTATTCATCTTCACTTGTGGAGTTTTCCTTTGCGTTCGCGGAGATTTCCTCCACTTCTGCTTATTTTTGCTCTGCGCCCTCGGACGCAAGCTCGCGCACCATAGCTTCAATAACGTCTGTATCCACTTTCAAACCCTTGCTTTCCAGCTGCGCTTTCACGTAGGCGAGTTTTTCCGCGCCCTTGCCTGCGCCGTAGATCTGCTCGGCAGCAAAAACCAGCGTTCTGGTTACGATGGACAGCATTTCCAGCTGTTCCGTGCTTGCCCTCGCTTTCACCCAGGGAATCACCCTATAGGTCACAATCGCAGCAATCAGCGCGATCACCGCCTGAATAATATCCGTCAAATCAATCATAGCTCATTCCTCCTATCGTTTAATCAAAAAATCCTGCATTTCGTCGCGGGACTGCCGCAGGATTTCCACATCATTTCCGCTCAATTCATGGTTAATCTGTGCAAAGAGTGCCCGGCACATCACGGCCTCCGCCTTGCGGGATTCCTTCATTTCCTGTTCAAGAGCGTTCAGCCGGTCAAAATCCGCCTTTAGCTGCGTTTCGTGCTTGTTCAGTAGCGCACGCAAATCCGCCGCCGGATTCAGCGCCTTGCGGATGATTTCCCACGCCTTTGCAAGCGCCACAATGGCCGCTGCAGCAGACAAAAGCCACGCCCACGCATTGCCGAGCGTGATTTGTTCCCACCACATATGCAGGTCAGCCCCTTTCGTTCCTGAGTGCTTGCAGATCGGCTATCAGAGCCGCTACAGCCGCGTCGGTTTCGTTGCCGTAATCGCCGTCGGCACCATATTTAGGCAGGCAGTTAGGATTCCACATCAAAAGAAGGCTCTGCCACTGTTTAACAGTGCGCTTTGCTGCAGGTTTTGCCGTGCTTGCTGTGCTGCCTTCAATCTCCGCTTTGAGCCACTTGTGACGGCCATAATGCGTCCACGAGCCCGCCGAAAGATCACGCTTGACAACTCCATAGCCGCTTGCGCGTGCCTCGATTATACGGCCATTTCGGGCCACATAGCCGTTATGCACCATCTTGCCGCCGCTCTGCTTGAATACAAAATCACCCGGCTTTAGGTTGCTCTTGGTGAGTTTTGCACAACCTTTCCACAGGCCATCGGCAGTAGTGTCACTTTTTGTGACGCCGCGCAAATTCTGAAAAAAGTACATCGCAAGCCCGGAGCAGTCAAAAAATCGAATATCGCTTTCTGCTTTGCTCAATGTCTGGTAGTATTTCCAGACCTTTGCCGCCCTCGCGCTGTCCTGCGCTTTGCTGTTGATATAGCTTTTAACATCGGCCACATCTTTGACATGCTTTCCCTGACCGCCCCAAAGGTAGACCCCGCGACCCACCTGCGCGTCGATATAGTCTAGCCAGTCGTTTAATATGCCCATCTTAATCAGCTCCTAGTGGTTAGATTCGGTACGTCAAATTAAAACGCAGTTCCGTATTAGCCGGAATATCGTCAATTTCGCCGCTTGCATAAGGTTTGAAACCCATGCTTTTGATTTCGCCCGCCGTGGTCACTTGACACAAAAACGTGCCGTAAGTGGCGGCGTTTGTTGCGCAAAGTTTCACTTCAAGCGATGAGGGCCGATAAGCGGACGGAATCCCGCTTGCAAGCACTGGCTGGAGCAAATACCCTATATCAGATTTCGCCTTTACAACGCCTTTTACGGATACAATTTTGCCGTATACGCTGTATTTCGGCTGCTCAACCGACGAAAAATAGGTGCTGCCAACGGTGAGATTCGTCCATGCGATGTTCGTCGGAAGCTTTGCGGCGGTATTGTTGACCGTCTGAGATAGCGTGTTATACTGGCTTGAAATGCTGCTGATATTTGTCGTGTTGGCGTTGACCTTTGTTTCGAGCGCTGTAATATCGCCCTCGATTTCCGCAAGAGCTTCCAGCGCTTCACTGTTCGTGTTTGCGAGCTCGTAAAGCTGCACGGGCGCGGAGATCGTAGCGCCGGACACAGATACGCGCCAAAGGGCCATCTGGTCAAAAGATGCCGTTCCGGACAAAAGATCGCTTTGCGACAGTACAGGATCAGCGGGCGTGCCGCTTGTTTCGATGCCCTGCAAAACGACGAAAGCGCCGCTTTCGATCAGCGTGGAAGCGTCCTGAGAGTATTGGAAAACGATCAAGTCATTTCGTTTCATAAGCTGACTTGCATTCGAAATCACAAGATCAACATATTCCCCGGCAGGGATTCCCGCCGCCGCGCCGTTGTCGCAAAGCTTGCCGTCATACATGCGGATTGTGTTATTGCCGATGTATTCCGCGCGGAATTT